TGCATATGCACCGACTGCTGCTACGAAACCTAGCATTGCACACCAACCATTAAATCTTTCTGCTTCGTTAGTCATTGTTGTTCTCCTTTTTTGATTGTTAGGGGTAAAAGTGACTCGCTATTGCGAGTGGTGTAAAGACCTGTGTCCTTAAAAGATGCCTGGAATGATCTGTCCAGTTGTAATGTAAGCACCGAGTAGTGCTACGAATCCGATCATTGCCCAACGTCCGTTTACTTTTTCTGCATTCTGAGGGTATCCTTCGTAAGAAGCACTCTCATCAATGTAAGGACGTGTTTCTGATGGAAACATATTCTGTCTGCCACCTGATTCAGTTGTTGTAGTCATAAAACCTTTGTAAAGTTATGTAACAATACTATATAGCAAATATAAAATTTTGTAAAGCCCTTGACCGTACTTCGGTTAAAACTTGAGTATATTTACCTAAAAAACGTGACTAATATTACAAATCTGTTACACTTCTGTATCATATGCGAAATAATCTTTACGATAGTACCTGCCTAGGATATTGCTGTTGTAATACGCTGGTGTACCATCGCTTAGTTTCTCTGTCAGTACATTGTTTATGAACAACTGTCTTGTCTCTTCATAGTTGGTTTTCCCTACTGTAGCGTGTACGGATAACAACTCTCTTTTAAATGCTTCCTTACCTATAGATTTGATATCGGCAGTAAGTTCAGGACACGATCCATAGTATTTTTTCCAGTTGCTTTCAGACGTAACCCTCCTACCTCCACCTCTAGGCTTTCGCTTTTGGTAGAAATATTTTCTTCCGATGTATTGTTTACCCGACTGTAGATTAGTAATCCTGTAGACGAAACCGAACTGATCGCCAATATCGTTAGTAGTGAAAGTTGTACCTTGACATAGCCAGGGGTTTTCGTAGTCAATCGCACAATCCTTCGTCGTCTGTTGTTTCACTGTATGATGTAGTAGTCTCACTACTACTACTTATATGATAAGCATTAGGGTCAGAATACAATTCGCATTCTAACTCAAATGTAATATCTTTAAGTTGTTTAACTAAGGATTTGAGTCTTCGTCTGTCCATAATGTAGGAGTTCCTATAGGTTGTACGTCAATGCCATCTATATCTTTAACCATTTGTTTACAGATATTGTTAGCGTCAGAAGCATAGCGTGCTTCTACCATCATATCATATTCATTTTCATTCCACAAGAACTTTACTTTATATTTTTTATTCATCGTCAATTAGCATCTCTTGTAATGATTCCCAATCCTTGTTGAAAGCATCCAAACCCATATCTGTTAAGACGTGGTTAAAAAGTTTGTTGAATATGTCGTACGGTAAAGTGCAAACGTCAGCACCCACTCCAAAGGCATTGGGTACATCAATGGGGTTCCTAATACTTGCAGCGAGTATTTTAGTCTCAACTTCATTGCGGTCATAGATGTTCCTAATTTGTTTAATAAGATCTAACCCATCCCAATATTGATCAGCGACTCTACCTATGAATGGTGATATGTAACTAGCACCTGCTTTAGCAGCAAGAACTGCCTGTGCAGCAGAGAATACTAGAGTCACGTTAGTTGAAATGTCATCACCATTCAAATCACCACAGGCAATCAGTCCTTCACGTGTGCAAGGTAGTTTAACTGTAATGTTAGGTGCGATTCTAACGTACTCAGATGCCATCTCAAGCATCTCTTCAGCAGTTGAACCTACAACTTCAGCAGATATAGATGCATCCCAAGGAAACATCTCTGCGATACGTTTAATAACTTCTACTGGATCCTGACCTGTCTTCTTCATCAGAGTAGGATTAGTAGTAATACCATCGACAAGACCAGTCTCAAATGCGTGAGCAATCAAATCTGGATCTGAACAATCGAGAAAGATCTTCATAGGATTTCCTGAGTTGTTGTATTTAGAATAAAAAAAGAGACCCTAATAATAGGATCTCTTAATACTAACACACTTTGTGGTTAGCTGCAAGGTGCTGCTGCACTGTTGACTTTGATTCCACGATACATTAGATCGTGTCTCTGACGCTTAGATGCTTCATCAAGCACCTTTGCGTTGTATTCCTCAGCGTCATATACGACACCGCGATAAGTAACTTTAGTCATTTGTTTACTCCTGAAGTAGTAGGGTTTTTTAAGACCGTTCCTTCAGTCGTTTGCGTCCGATGGAAAACATACTGGATCAGTGTGTGCAACGATAACCCTTGTTAGTTCTAATCTCTCAGACCTATTAGGATTATTAGTTACAGATTCTAATAGTTCAGCAGCGTGATCACAATCAAGTGGTGCACCGATGGCTATTAGACTGAGCAGAATGTGGTACATAGGATGAACGCTCCGTTCCGCGACTTACTTGCAACCCAAAGGGTCGAACGTAATGGTATGTTAGCATACCTAGATCTATTTAGCAACATTTTGTAGCAACCGTTACTTTTGTATCACCGTGAACTAAACGAAGTTGAAATTAATTACACAACGAGTGTCGTGATACTGTGGGTTGCTGCTAGTGTGATAGGTTAGACCATCAAACAATACAAAACGTCCTTGTCTAGGTTCAACTACCTTATCTATCTCCAATTTCTGTCTAGTTCCATTATATTTTTGTTTGAAGAAATAAGTACCACCATCAGAGTCATTCACATAATAGATAAGAGTCCAGTGTGGACGATCAAAGTCAACGTGTGGTGTGTGATATAGATGCTTTGTTTCCTTTCTAGTTAAGAGATTCATTTTGATACGTCTTAACTTATTAAATTCTGCATCACTAAACTCTTCAAATATTTCTGAGTCATTAAGTATCCACTCCCATACCTGTTGACATCCCTGTTCATAAGCATTCTCAGATCTCATCTCACCTTGATTATCCATAACAGTATGCATAAACTGGGGATCTTCACCACTCAGTTCATCTCTAATACTATCATTATACTCTGGATTATATTCAGTTGTATGTGAGCACATAAACCACGGCCAGTAAGGAGAAAATATCCTTGCCTTAGTTGACTCTGATATGTCTGTAGGAACCTGTCCTATGATCATCTATTCTTCCACCTTGGTAAATAAAATACTACGAAAGAACCAATCCAAAAAATTGCTAGTGCTGATAAGTGCACTAACCTATTAGGATTAACTATCAAACCGATAGTTACAAGTCCCATCCACGTATAGTCTAGCGTACCGTGGAACCTATACCATACATTTGCTCCATATTTATTAATAATATTATCTCTTTGCTTGCCAAACCACGGTGACACGTGTCTCATCATAACAAAACCTTCGTTAAAAAACATAACGAAGAATCCAATCCAGAAAATCATAGTTTAAAACCAGCGAAAGTGTTTTTCTTAACGTCTTGTTTGATACCACCGACAACATAAGATTCGATCTCTGTTTCCTGTGGTGCATTCTGCTGACCCTTAGAGTTCAACCAGTGTTCAGTCCAAGGTAGTGGGTTGTTTCTTAGAGGAACATCGTAGACAGGTTTTAAACCTATTGCTTTCATCCTACGATTTGCAACCCATTCAACATAATTACCAAGCAATTTATCATTTAACCCTATCATACTACCATCCCTAAACAAATACTGTGCCCAATCCTTCTCTTCATTGACAGCATTTATAAACATTTCAATGACATTACCCTCTTCTTCCTTAGCAATCTCTTGCATTACAGGATCGTCACCGTTCTGCCAGTTCTTAATAATGTTTTGTGTAAGGACTAGATGTTGTGCTTCGTCTCTAGCAATAAGAGAAATGATCTTTGCACTACCTTCCATACATTTTAGTTCACCAAAACCAAATGAACAAGCAAAGGAAACATAGAACCTGATACCTTCCAAGATATTCACATTCACTACTGCCTTATACAAATCACGTTTCAATTCTTTCTCTTGCCATATCTGTGATGATGAACCACGAGAGTCTTCCTTCCACATACAACTTGTATCCCATTGATGTGCTTGGTTCACAAACGTATCATATGCTGCTGTAACAGACTCAGCACGTTGGATGATCTTTTCATCATCTAGAATAGTATCGAAGACATCAGTAGGGTTTGCGTACACATTCTTAATAATATATGTGTATGATCTACTATGAATCATCTCCATAAATTCCCATACCTTCATTGCTCCTTCCAACTCAGGAAGTGAACAGTAAGGTGCGAATGCCATACTAGGTCCTCTACCTTGAACAGAGTCAAGAAGGATCTGATACTTTAAATTTGATGTGAAGATATGTTTTTGTGCTGAAGTTAACTGTTGATAGTCACCTCGATCTTTTTGTAGAGATACTTCTTCTGGTCTCCAGAAGTAACCTAGCATTTGATTTGTTAGTTTTTCAAATACAGGATACCTATATCCATCGTATCTTTGGACACCTAAAGGTTTCCCAAAGAACATTGGTTGCTTTTTATGGTCGTGTTGCTCTCGATTGAAGACAGTAATTCCTTCAACCACTTTAGATTTTGCAACTGTCACAGTCGTCCTCCGTAGTGTTTGCTAGTTCTTCAATTAAGTTTTCGATGTTCTCTGGTTCATCCAAATCCTTTTTAGCATCATATGTATTTTGATAATAAGAAGTCTTCCAACCATACTTATATGTGGTTAGTAAGTCGTTTGCCATCACAGATACTGGCACTTCATTGTCTGGATAATTCAATGGATTGTAACTCCAGTTACCACTGATCGCTTGGTCAAAGAACTTTTGCATTACAGCAACTACTTTGATGTACCCTTCATTGCTAGGCATATCCCATAACAATGTGTACTTAGATCTTAGGTGGGGAAATCCTGGAACAATCTGCTTAAGAGGTCCCTTCTTTGATTTTTTAACGGACAAGTAGTCTCTAGGAGGTTCAATTCCGTTTGTGGCATTTGACACAATGGAACTGCTCTCCGAAGGCATCTGTGCGGACAGTGTTGAGTGCCTGAGACCGTGGGTCTTGATGTCATTCCGTAAAGAATCCCAATCACAATTATACTCCTTTGTTGTAATCTCGTCTACTTCTTTCTTGTAGGTATCAATTGGAAGTATCCCATCGTAGTATTTAGTATGGGAAAACGCATCACAAGATCCTTTCTCTTGTGCTATTTGATTCGACGACTTTAACAAATTATACTGGAAAGATTCTGTAAGTGTGTGAATGAGATCGTGTGCTTCTTGATCAGAATAACTATAACCATTCTTAGCAAGGTAATGTGCTAGTCCAATGAATCCAATACCCAATGACCTACGTGCCATCGTACTACGTTTAGCAGCAGCAACAGGATAGTCTTGGTAATCAATCAGTTCTTCTAGTCCACGTACAGCAAGGTCACAGAGTTCTTCCATCTCACCGAGATTACGTAGTTTACCTACGTTGATAGCAGATAGAATGCACAAAGCAATCTCACCACCATCATCATCAATGTGTTGAATGGGATCTGTTGGTAGAGTGATCTCTTGACAGAGGTTACTCATATGTACTTGATCTTTAAATGAACTATGACTATTACAGTGGTCAATGTTCATAATGTATAGACGACCTGTCTCTGCTCTCTCCTTTAAGAGTTCAAGAATTAATTCTTGTGCTCCAATAGTCTTCCTAAAAATCTTTTTATCCGATTCGTATCGTTGATATAGTTCATTAAAACTATCAGTGCCAAAAGATTCGTACAAACCTGGTACATCGTGCGGACTGAAGAGAGATATGTCTCCATCCTCAATGAACCTCTGGTAGAAGATCTCGCTAATTTGGATACTGTAGTCGAGTTTTCTAACACGATTATCTTCTGTCCCTTTATTGTTTTTAAGTACAATGATATCCTCTATTTCTTGATGCCAGATCGGGAAGTGGACTGTCGCTGAACCCCCTCGTATACCGTTTTGAGTACAACACCGAACAGTGCTCTCGAACTTTTTAAGGAAGGGGACAACACCTGTGTGTTGAACTTCTCCACCCCTGATTTTACTGTTGATCCCACGGATCCTACCCGCGTTGATACCAATACCTGCCCTCTGAGCGACATACTTGCCAATAGCCATATCGCTACTAAAGATACTATCGAGGGTGTCATCACTATCAACCAGAACACAACTTGCAAATTGACGAATGGGGGTTCTAACTCCTGCCAAGACTGGTGTTGGGACGTTGATTTTTCCTTTGGAGGTTGCTGTGTAGTATCGTCTGACATAATCTAATCGTGTTTCGTGTGGGTAATCTTGGAAGAGGGTTGCTGCTACCATAATGTACATATACTGAGGAGTTTCATACAGTTCTCCTGTACTCCTGTCTTGTACCAGATACTTGTCAACGATCTGACGCATACCTGCATATGTAAATCCGTAGTCTCTCTGGTGATCAATGTATCCGTTTAATTGATCCCACTCCTCGTTTGAATATTTATCGACAATAGTTTTATCGTATACATTCGCCTTAACACACTTCTCAACGTGCTCTTTAAGGTGTGTGTATCCTGTTTCGTCTGCCCAACCAGGAAATACTTGCCTACGAATATCAAAGAGCAACATACGTGCTGCTACGAACTGATAGTTGGGTGTCTCTGTACTAATGAGATCATTAGCAGAGCGAATAAGAATTTGTTGAATCTCAGATGACTTGATACCATCAAAGAATTGCAAATTAGAATTCATTTCAATTTGACTAGGTGCAACACCTGTCAATTCTTCACAAGAAAATTCACACATACGGTGAATTTTATCAAGGTTAAGAGGTTCGATGCTGCCATCCCTCTTGTATACCTTCATACCTCCATTCATACTCTCTTCCACTGTGATAGTTTAAGTTTAGCTTGTAAACCTTGATATGAATTGCATTCTATCAGGGTTTTTACGTTGTGTCCAGTTAGTACCATATCATTAATATCTTTTTGCGTAACATTTTGTGGCCATATCACTACCTTATCTCCTCTGTCGATACAGGTGGAGATTCTGTCGATGATTTGTTTGTTACGTGGTTCGTTATCATAAACCCAAATATAATTGCTCCAATTATACGTCCGAATATCAACATCGGAGCCAGCCATCGCAATGGCATTATCCAAGAAGAGCGAGTCGAACGGTCCTTCAACAATGTAAATGGGTTTTTCATAATTAAGTTTGTCCAGTCCAAATAATTTGGGTTTGGTTTCATCAAATATAATCGTAATATACCTAAGCCTTGATCGTGGTGATAAAGATCTTCCTTG